ATGATTGTTGATACTCAGCGTCGTCATGATGCTATCAACAATGGCACCACCACAGTTGTTGTTGCTCCGCGTATTCTGCTGGCAGAACAACTGTGTAGCGAATTTATGGAGGTTATTGATCCTAACAACAGCGATCCTTACCTGCATGTGATGCACGTTCATAGTGGAGAAACGCACTTCACTAGCACTACCAAAGCAGAAAAGATTCATCTTTATGCTAGTTGTGCTCGTACTATGGGTGAGAATGTTATCATCTTTACCACATATCACTCGCTTCATCGTGTGATGGAGGCAGATATTGAGGTAAATACTATTTACTTTGACGAGGCACACAACAGTGTGCAGCGTAACTTTTTCCCTGCCACTGAGTTCTTTGCAGAAAATGCTGATCGTTGCTACTTCTATACTGCTACTCCTAAGCATAGCCTTACACTTAAAAAACCAGGCATGAATTGGAGTGTTTATGGTCAGGTTCTTGTCAATGTTCCTGCTCCTGAGTTGGTCGAAGGTGGTTACATTCTTCCTCCCAAAGTTGTAGTTAAGAAACTTGATATTATCAAGGGTCGCAAGGTGATGTATGCAGAGGATTGTGACAATCTTCTGGAAACTATTGATGACAACAACATCGACAAGACTTTGATTTGTGCTCGCACCACAAAGCAGATTATGGGTCTTTTGTCTCAGTCTGATTTTTGTATGCAACTTGCAGAGCGTGGCTATTCTTGGATGACGATTACATCGAAGACAGGTGCAATCATCGATGGCAAGAAAGTCAATCGTGATGAGTTCTTCAACACGCTGAATACTTGGGGCAAAGATCCTGAGAAAAAGTTTGTTGTTATCCACCACAGTATCCTCAGTGAAGGTATCAACGTCAGTGGACTTGAGGCAGTTATCTTTATGCGTAACATGGACTACATTGGTATCAGTCAGTCCATCGGTCGTGTGATTCGTTTGGGTAGCACTGAGAAGACTTTCGGTCTTGTTTGCATCCCTACTTATGACACGGTTGGTATCAGCACTGCCAAGAAAGTTCAGGCAGTTGTTGATGTCGTCTTCAATCAAGGTCAACCCGCTATCAGTGAGATTCGTCGATGAATAATCAGCAACCAACTAACAGTAATATCCTTGACCCTAAATGTGGCCCATTAGGGTTCATTGTTGGGGACTGGAATGATATAAATTCATTTTATGCTGCTGTCCCTTGCGGTAAGGGTCTGATGGTCATCCACCAGGGAAAACCATTAAAAAAATGCAGAAACTCAATTAGTGCTCGTAATTTCATAGAAAAGTATAGAAAGAAAAGATCGGTAGCACGGTTGCCTGTGTGACAGTTGATTGAAGTGTCCACTGTTCTCCCATGGGAGATGGTTTTCATGTATTATTAAAGAGTCAAAGCAAAGCGTCATGCGATCCCTTGTCACCAACTTGATCGAGGACTACCGTCAGCAGGCATCTTATTGGGCGGGGTCTTTGTTTGAAAGTGTAACTCATTTTTCTACTGACTACAAAGGTAAGTTTGGTGAAGAACTTTTATTCAAACTTATCAAAGATTTGACCGACATTCCAGTTCAATGGGATGCAGACTCTAATACTGCTAATGATGATGGAGTTTATGATTTGTTCTGGTTTCTTCACAATGGCAAAAAACGTCGTGTTGAAGTAAAAACATCTGGTCGCACTGTTGCTAACGGTAAACCAATCGGTTGGCAGCATGAAAATGTTTACTTCTCTGACAATAAGTGGGATAAGCTGGTTTTCATTGACTATGATCGCAATGATATTATGTTTGTCACCATCGTTGATTATGATGAAGTAGTGAAAGATAACAATCTCGATCTCTCTATCTTTGGCAAGAAGGGACACCAACGTAAGAACGAAGAAGGCAAAGCAAAGGTTGATTTTAGCATGAAATCAATCCGCAATGGTATTGACGCAGGCGTCACATTCGAGTATGATTTCAATAACCCTTGTGATGAACTTCTTGCTCTCTTCCTCCTCAAAAAACTTGCATGAATAATATCTACTCATTTTTTGAAACTATCAACAAAACTCACACGATCAAGCACATTGCTAATGAACTTGGTTTGCATATTGGTACAGTAAAGAGATGGGTAGAGAAGAAAGATGTGCCTGGATCATATTACTTTGATCTGTGTAGAATTTCAGGCATTGAGATAGATTACAGCAAACATACAGAAAAAGAAAAAGATCAATTTTTCACAAATAAAGAGACAGCCAAGTATTGTTATGACAAATGCCATGAGATTCTAACATCACTCGGCATAGATCTTCATGAATATCATTACATTGAACCATCAGCAGGTGATGGATCATTCTACACACTAATGCCTGAAGATCGTAGGACTGGTGTAGATATTGAACCACAATGCGAAGATGTCATTCAAGCAGATTTTTTGCAATGGCAACCTGATACCGAAAAGAACATAATCATTGGCAATCCTCCATTTGGATTGAGAGGTAATCTTGCCCTGAAATTTATCAATCATTCACTAGAGTTTGCAGACTTTGTGTGTTTTATTGTACCGCAGTTGTTTGATAGCAATGGCAAGGGTAGTTGCAAATCGAGAGTGAAAGGATATAATCTCATTCATAGTGAGGTTATTGATAGTAGTTTCTATTATCCTGGTGGTGCAGATGTTGAAGTTAATTGTGTCTTTCAGATCTGGTCTAAGTTGCATAAGAGCACAGAAGAACGAATCAATCTTAACAACATCATAAAAATCTATAGTTTGAGCGATGGAGGCACTCCAGGATCTACCCGCAATCAAAAACAGCTCTATTCTTGTGATTATTACTTACCAAGCACATGTTTCAAGGAGATGGAAGTCAAAACACATTTTGAGGATCTTCCACATCGCCGTGGATATGGAATTGTGTCACTAATTGATAAACAGATCATGGATTCTGTGATGAGTGAGATCAACTGGGAAGAAGTGTCGTTCAAATCTACAAATGGAGCACTTAATCTTCGGTTTGATATTATAGAAAAATCGATATGGAATCACCTGCCTGTGACAGTTCGTGAACAGGACACAACCGCTTGCAATCCGCTGATGGATGCCCTATCTTAAGGACATGAAAAACACACACCTCCAACACCCTGAAGATTCTATCCTGACGGGTGATCTCACTGCGCTTGATTGGTTGCTCGCTGAGGGTGATCTTTCTGTAAAAATTGATGGCGCTCCTGCTATTGTTTGGGGCACCAATCCTGCGACTGGCAATTTCTTTGTCGGTACAAAATCTGTCTTCAACAAAGTAAAGATCAAAATCAATGAAACGCATGATGACATTGATCGCAATCATTCTGGGGTTGTTGCTAACATACTACACCATTGTTTTGATTGCCTTCCTAGTTTCGACGGGATTATTCAAGGTGATTTTATTGGGTTTGGTGATGATGATACTTTTTGCCCCAATACGATCACTTACATCTTTCCTGAAATAATTGAGCAGAACATTATCATTGCACCTCATACTTTGTATGCAACTAATGGTGAACTAAAAGATTCTTTTATTATTGAAGATTCTTTCAACTTTGATGATACTGAATCGTGTAAGTTTGTGCGTCCTCGTTGTTGGCAGGTTGATGAAGATTTTGATGAGATTGTTGCATTTGCCAAGCAAATGTCAATGATATGTGAGTTCATGGATGACAAGCAATCACAGCAAATTCAGCAACAACTTAATAGTGTCATTCGTGCTGGTCTCGTTATTGATGACCTGACCCTAGATGCACTGGCATTTGCTAATGACATCGACGTGAATGTATTGCGTTTGTGGTCTCTTGTCAAGTCAATCAAGGATGATATGTTGTTCCTGATGCGGAACAATGGACCGAAAGCATATATCGGTCGTCAACAATGTGGTGGTGAAGGCTATGTCAAGACCAATGAGTTTGGTATGTTTAAGTATGTCAACCGAGAGCAATTCTCTCATGCAAACTTCAACAATGGCAAGTTTGCTTGTGCCAGTTGATCTAGCTGCACACATCCCCTTGTAAGGGGTCGGTTTTCGTGTATTATTAAAGAGTCAAAGGAATCGAACCATGGCAGTCACTCTTCAACAACTCAAAGATGAACTTTCTGTGCTCTCCACAATGACAAAAACCAAACCACACTTTTTGACTGAAGCACTTGTTGAAGTGTTGAATAATGAGTGGAAAGTTAATGCTGTTGAATCTGGTCGTTCTCTTTATCATCAGTTGGAAGTAACTGAAGGTAAAAAGTATTTGAAAGTTTGGGAGAGACTTAATCGCGATGGTGTAGAAGATACCACCCGCAGCTGCTGGATGTTTGTTGATAAGAATGACGGTGCATGTTACAAACCTGCATCATACAAAGCACCTGCTAAAGGTATTCGATTCTGGATTGATCAACTTGTAGATCAACCCGAAATTTGTGACCCTTATGGAAGTTTTCTCTATGTTCACTGATACTATGAAACAACTCAACAAACTTTCTATCAGAAAAATGAACTATCGCATCACTTCAATCAACATCGACTTTGAAGATGACAATTTTGAGTTATCACCAACAGAGCAACAAGGTGTCATCGAGGAAGTAATGTCTACCACTTGGGAAGCATGTAATGGTGATGATCTTGTAGAAGAGATTACTGCTGCCACAGGATTTTGCATCAATTCTATTGACTATTGCTACGTTCTAAAATGATTCGATCCAAAGCACAAATGCTCCGAGTGATAAAGAATTGCGATGGAGCAGATACTCTCACCCGAGAACAAAAGTTTGAGATTTTTGTTAGAGTCTGCGACAATCTGTTGAAGGAAGGTAGAATTACCAAAGCAAATCACACTCGTTGGACTAACATTTTCTGATCATGAAATTTGAAGTAAAGTTGTACGTTGGTGGCAAAGTTTTCACAGAGGAAGTTTATGCCAGCAACTATCAGGACGCAAAGGAGACAGCAACTGCGCGTAATCCTAGAGCGAAAGTAATAGGAGTCAATCCTATCCCATGACAGTTGAGGTAGTGGCACACCATCGGTTGTGTGGTCGCTGTTTTCATGTATTATTAAAGAGTCAAAGGAAACGAACTCAAATGCTCTTCAAAGGTCCAAACGGTCGCACTTGCTCCACTCTCAGCGGTCCCGAACTGCTCGCACTATCTAACACCGATGAGTTCATCGAGAATGTTAAAGAGTGCGCCACAATCACTGGCAACCTGAACCTCTTCGAGGAAATGTTCGGTGAGGATCCTTACAACGAGCGTGGGCAAGATTCTGCGTTCATGGATGACACTTTCGGAGGTTGATGTAAAGAAAAAACCAGTTCTAGAAGTGGCACACCATCGGTTGTGTGGTCGCTGTTTTCATGTATTATTAAAGAGTCAAAGGAACGAACCCCATGCAAGTCACCAACTCCGCCACGATTGTTGATTACTTCCCTGAGGCATTTGTTGCTGAAGCAGATGACATCAAAGGCATGAAAGTTGTTGTTAAGCGTTTTATCCGTCGCGTCACATTCCGTGCTAATGGTATGAAATCCTACAGCACAATCATTGGTATTGAAGCAAAGTACGATTGGCAAGCACGTATTGCTAAGGGTGCAGAGGTTACTGACTTCAACCTTGACAAAATGCCTCAGTCAGAATATATGCCGATGGCATGTGTGGGTTGAATTGTGTCACTTATCAAATCTTATCTTCACACAAAAATGACTGAAACCATGGACAACATCATCAACCGCGATCAACTTCAAGAGGCATATATTGAGTCAATTATTGATGGAATGGATCACAAGACCATGTATGAATTTGTTTATGATAGTTTGAATGGTAATCTTGATGATTATACTGTAGAAGAACTTATTACCGAAGTGGAAGATTATAATCCTGAGTTACTTGAGCAAGAGGGAGTAAGTGTAACTTATGGCGACAAAATGCAGGAAAGTTCATAAAGAAAAAAACCAGTTATGGAAGTGGCACAGGACCGGTCGCAAACCTCTGGATTCTGTGCCATACTATCAGTATGAAAAACAAAGGAACCGAATTGAACTTCACTGACGCTGAACTGATGATGATCGATCAAGCACTGAGTGAGTATCAGGATCACATCGAATCTGATGAAGATTCTGATGTTTATGAGTCAATGATGAAAAAGATGCTTTCTCTTCTTTCTTGATGATTTTACACTCTGCAACTATACAAGTTTGCATTGCAATCCTTTTAGCATACATCATTCTCAGAGAACTTAATTCATGAACGCTAAAGTCCAACATCATCTCTCAATCCCTGAAAATCGCA